ACGTAAGCGATATGCGTGACAGTCGAGGAGAGACCCGAGCCAATTTCTCGCTAGTGTTAATGGCAGCACGTTTGTCTCCAAAACAAAAGGTTGCGGTTCGAGTCCGTAGCGGGATGCCAGATTTGCCGCACAAAATTAATTTTTTGTGTATAATAGTAACAATGGTTAAAGGTGAAAGTGTTTATGTGCGAAGCCGAGCTAAAGGTCAGGTACCGTATTCACAAAGTAGTCTTTAACCATACCATACTCGGTTCGTCTATCGGTTAGGACACCCGCCTTTCACGCAGGTAAGAGGAGTTCGATTCTCCTACCGAGTACCATTAATTTAGTGTTATCAGGGTATCGTCATAGGACGCTATGACTATTCGGGCCTAACTGGCGAGGGACAGGTCCTAAGATAACTGCTTAGTCGCTATGGGATGGAAGCACCAGACCCCTAAATCGAGCAGATAACATTAAATTAATCGTATGGGAAAGAAGCATCAATGGTGATGCAGTGGACTGTAAATCCGCCGCCTTATGGCATGACTGGTTCGATTCCAGTATTTCCCACCAAGTTTGCCACATAAGAATAAAAACTTGTGTATAATATATTTTATTAGCCCTTATAGCTCAGCTGGTAGAGCACCGCACTTGTAATGCGGGGGTCCCGTGTTCAAATCATGGTGAGGGCACCAGATTGTCAACCTACTCAGGGTAATTTGAGCGGCATCTAACAGCCGAGAAGTGTTGGATGTTTCCTTGTTTACAAAAAAACGAAGGATTGGGGCACACAATCTAAAAAGTGTCTATCGATGATATCCGTGTTGGGGCAATTACGACAAGTTGTAGCCAACAAAGGACATTTCATAGAGCTCTATGGAGTGTCCACCTTGAAGCACACTTAAATCCTTAACAGGATCGGGATTGGTAAGCCGGAACCTCTACTCAGTAAGTTCATTTCACCATAGTGTGTTTCAAAGTGAATATTGGCCTATAGCTCAGTTGGTAGAGCAGCAGACTGTTAATCTGTTGGTCCGTGGTTCAAGCCCACGTAGGCCAGCCAAATAAGAACTCGGGTTCGGAAGCGAGTATAAACAATAGACGGCGGGAGGCTTGTGGTAGCATACCAGCGTTTGAAGCAAGAGGATCGGGCACTCCGAGAAAGTGTCGCTAGATTTCGTAACTAGCAACCACAATTGAGAATGTGAGCGAAAGAAGTAGGAATCCCAACTGTTAGGGAGATTAACCATCCTAGCAAGACCGCATCCATTATCCGGAGAAGGCTTAGTATCCCAAAACTAGGATGAAAGCGTGAGGACTAGGAGATGGCAGTTTTAAGTCCATCTTAAACACACAACAGTATTCTCAATTGTGGTTAATGCGGGATTTCTCCTGAGAGAGGACTCAGCCTTCCAAGCTGATGGACTCGGTTTGAATCCGGGATCCCGCTCCAACTGGCCTTAGTATAATGGACAATACAAAGGACTTCTAATCCTTTGATAGAGGTTCGATTCCTCTAGGCCGGACCAGAATAGGGGCCGGTAGCTCAGTTGGTCAGAGCAGTGGACTCATAATCCATTGGTCAAAGGTTCAAGTCCTTTCCGGCCCACCATGCACCGATTTGATACAGGTCAAACGGATAAATAAGTCATTATGCAAAGACGATTATTTTATGTTCTTTGTTATTCTATATTATTTGCCACATCGGCAAGTGCCTCTGAAATAGTCCACCAATTTAATTCACCCGTCTTTAACGGTGTGGGTTACTCTAGTCACGTCTTGACTATTGAACAATTGGAAGCGACACGCAAACAAAAAATAAAAGACAATGAAAAGGCAGCTATCGACCAAGCGGCGAGAGATGCCAAAAATACCAATCTAGCAAAATTCTTGGTGAATGTGGAATCACGCATTTACGCACAGTTATCAAAACAATTAGCTGACGCTATGTTTACGGATAGTGGTGCAACTTCTGGTGAAATGGACTTTCAAGGTACCAGCATATCTTGGGTTAAAACCGGAACTGACGTTACTTTGACTATTATTGAATCAAGTGGAAATCGTACCGATGTAACGGTACCAATCGCTAGTTTTGCTTTCTAAGGAAAAGAAATGTTAAGAAAAATTATAGTATCACTTATTGCAACGGTATCAATTAATGCTATGGCTGCCAATGCAATATTGGAAAACTCATATGTTAAAGCTGGTGTTAATGAAACTACTGGCACATTAGGTTCTGGTGGTAATACATCACCAGGTCTTTTATATGATTCAACAGGAACAGGAACATTTAATACATCATATGACTACCTAACACCAGGAAGTCCATTTGAAGGATTTTCAGTTAAACAAGACGGTACATTATACCGAAACAATAATGCTGGCAATATGGCACAGATTACTGGTGCTTGGGTAGGAACACCATCATCAAGTGGTGCTGTGTGGTCTGGTGGAGTTGCTGGTGCTTTCAACCTAACAAATACTTATAGTCTAGCAACAGGTCAACAATACATCGGTATTCAAACACGCATTGAAGCTTTAATTGCAACAACAGATTTATACTTTGCTCGTTATATTGACCCTGATGCTCGTGCGGCAGCTGGTGATAGTTCAGCGACAGATAATGTCCGTGGTTATTCAGGAATTCCAGGTACGAATGTTATCTTCTCTGAAGCATTATCATCTCGTTATGCTTTAGGTTTATATTCTAGTCGTTCAACTGGTGTCAATACAGGACCAAGTGCCGGTTGGAGTACCGACCCATCAACATATTATGCAGGTGGAGATTATACAGTAGGTATGGGTGACCATACAATTGGTATTACATTTTACAGTTCAGCGTTAAGTGTTGGTGACATTGTAACTTATGACTATGCTTATATTTTTGGACCAAATGCTTTTGCTGCTTCAACAACAGCTGTATCATCATATGACCCAACTGCAACATACACTGTAACAGATGTGGGTTCAGCTACATCGGCAGCTTCAGCACCATCAACACCAACTGTAACAGGAACATCAACTGCAACAATTACAGTAAGTGATACAACAGCAGTAAGTTCTTCATTACCTGTAATCACAGCGGCTGTTGCTCATCATGAAGCAAGTAAATCTTCAGGTGTTCAAACTATTGCTCGTGAAACAACCACAACAGTAACAACACCGATGGAAAGAACATTGGTAACAAAAGTAAGAACAACATCAACATGGAGTGATAGCACAACAACATATAGTGATAGTGCAAACACAACAACAGTTACTACATCTAATTCTGTAACTTCATCCGTTGCGAATGATAGTTTTACTGGCCGTGCTGACCAAGGCGAACAATTCAATATCGTTAAGTCTGGTATTTACCGCAATCTTAATCGTAATACTGCCAAATTCGGAACAGTAGACGAGAAAGGAAGAATGGCCATTAATGCGACAGGTGTAAAATATAATGGACAGAATGGTTACAATGGCACAACATCGATTGTTGGTTTCAATTATGAAACAGATTTAGATAAAGATACTACTGTGGGATTCCAAGTCAACAAAATTGGTGGCAAGTTGGATGGCTCAGATACAAACAACGCATCATTAGATGGTGTTCATGTTGGTCTATATGCCGATTTTAATGTTGACGGATTTACAGTTCAGAATGATTTGGGTAATGCCAAGATTAAAAACAAATACAGTAGAACAATTGGTCCTTTTGCGAATTCTTTTGACGGCAAAACAAATGCAACTTGGTTGAGCAGTCGTGTTTATACACCTAGTTTGGAAGGTTTCAAACCTTTCGTAGGTGCAACAGTATTCAAAGAGAACACACCAAAAGTAAACGAAACAGGAAGTATTCAATCAGCACAATCAATCGAAGGTGTGAAAAAGACATCAACCTCAGGTGAAGTTGGTGTTGCTTATAATGTTAAGATTGAAGATGTTAATTTAGGTGTTGAATTGGCAAAAACAACAACGGGTATTAAAGAAGCTTTATTGAATGTTTCTAAAGTATCTGATGATGTTATGTTGTCAGTAAACTTAGGTAAAAACTGGTATCAAAATACCACAAGTGATGTAATTGGAGTAAACTTAAAAGTTAGGTTCTAATGAAATATTTGGTTATTATACTATTTGGGTTATTGACAGGTTGTTCTACAATTCATTACGAGTTGTCTAAAGAAGAACCTGTCAAATTACAACCCAAAGAGAATTTAAGCCAAAAGTTACCTCGTTTGGATGGTCCCCCAATTACCATAGCTGTATATGGATTCCAAGACAAAACGGGGCAAAAGAAACCTAGTGAGAAGATGGCACTGTTTTCTTCAGCTGTCACACAAGGTGGTGAGGTCTTTTTAATTAAAGCTTTACAGGATGCACCAGGATGGTTTAGGGTCGTTGAGAGAGTTGGTTTAGAGAATGTGGTTAAAGAAAGACAATTGATTAGAAATCAACGAGAGGTGTATGAAGGCAAAAATGCCAAGCCACTTAAACCTATGACTGTTGCCGGTATTATGATAGAGGGTGGCATCATTGGATATGATAGTAATATAAGAAGTGGTGGTAATGGTGCAAGATTTTTAGGTATTGGAGCTTCAGAACAATATCGAGTAGATGAGGTGGTAATATCATTAAGAATGGTTAGTGTTTCATCTGGAGAAGTTTTAATGACCAACGCTGTATCAAAAACAATTTACAGTACCGGTCATAGTCTAGGTGTTTTTAGGTTTGTCGACCAAGGCACCAAGGCGTTAGAGATAGAAAATGGTAGTGCATTGAATGAACCGACAACTTACGCTGTCCGTGTTGCAATAGAACAGGCAGTATATGAATTAATTATGGATGGAGAAAAAAAAGGTCTTTGGACATTCAAAAAGGAAATTAAATGAAAAAGTTAGCATTCGCATTTATTATGTCAATGCTTGGTACTTTAAGTTTTGCAAATGATATTTACATTGAGCAAGTTGGTGATAGTTCAACTATTACTATTACGCAAGATGGTACAGGCAACCGCATAGGTTCTTCAGGAACAGGAAATGAAGCATTTATCGGTGGTGGTTCTAATACAGTAACAATCGACCAGATTGGTAATACCAATTCTTTAGATATGGTCGTTAATGGTGCTTCAGCTTCAGTTGTAGTTAATACAACAGGTAGTGGAAACATACAAGAGATTAATTGCGGTACAGCAGGCTCTGCCGGTTGTTCTAGTTCTGTAATTAAGCAAATTGTAACCGGTGATGATAACACTATTACTCAAAACTTGGGTGCTGGTGCAAATCACAATAGTGAAATAAATGTTGTAGGTAGTTCAAACATAATTACACATACAAGCACAAACACAGGTGCTTCAACTGTAAATGTAACAGCTACTGGTGATACTAATACAATTGGAGTTACACAAAGTGGTACTACCGCAAAGAGTGTTACAGTTAATTCTACTGGTAACCTCAATACTATTTCTATCAATCAGTCAAACTAGTCTTGCTGCTGTAGGTAAAGTCACAGAGCAGACTGGTCCGACTGAAATAGTTAGGAATAAAAAATCAATACCTAGTAGTTTAAACTCAGGTGTTGAAATGAATGATACTATTGTTACAGCTAAGGCCAAAGCAAAGTTAACATTCGAAGATAACACGACAGTTAATATCACAGAGCAATCAAAGCTTGTGATAGACGATTTCGTGTATGACCCGAAGAAGGGTTCTGGTAAGATTGCGATGAAGGTTGTGTTGGGTACCGCACGATATGCTTCTGGCCAAATCGCCAAAAATAATCCACAACAAGTCAATGTGCAAACACCCACCGCAACGGTGGCAGTCCGAGGCACAGACTTTTCCATGACAGTAGATGAATTGGGTAGAAGTTTGGTTATGTTATTACCATCATGTGATAAAAAAGGATGTGTTACTGGTGCTATCGAAGTATCCACCGATGCTGGTTCTGTATTCATGGATGTTGCTTTTCAAACAACAGTTGTTGCTTCAAGGTCTATGCCACCAACCAAACCAGTTTTTGTTAATATAGACCCGGTCAACATAAACAATTTATTGATTGTTGTTCCACCAAAAGAAATTAAAGATGAAGAACAAAAGTCCGAAAACAAAACAGCTTTAGATATTAATTTCTTAGATGTTGATTTGTTGAAATATAATGAGTTGGAAAAGAATGAATTAGAAAACTTGAGAGCTCTCGATATTAATTTTTTAGATTCTGAATTCCTTGCCAATCTTTTGGATGCAAGTAATGCTCAGTTAGCGGCTTCACAAGAACAATTATCAGCACAGAATTCTTTATTACCTGGATATACAGAAGCATCAGGTTTGAAATATTACTTTGACGATCCTGGTGAAAAAGTTACATTATACAAATCCACCACACACACTGCCTATGTCACACTAAATAAAGAATCCGATGCCGTAATAAACATCACACAGGATGGCACACCGTTAACGCAAAAAGTTAATCGTGGTGGAACAACTAATATCACTATTATACAAAAATGAAAAAGATTCTACTATCACCTTGGACAGCTTTAATCACATTGGTTTTGGTGTTGAGTATTCGTGTTGCGGATCCAACATTCGTAGAATCAGTAAGATTGCGTTATTTCGACCAATTAATAACTTCAAAGGAGGCAACAGTATCTCAACAGATACACGTTGTAAACATCGATGACGAAACTATTCGACAAAAAGGACAATTCCCGTTCCCTCGTGGACAATATTCCCAACTCATTACTGATTTGTATTCTCGTGGTGCTGGGTTGGTTGTCTTTAACATCTATATGCCTGAGCGTGATAGGTTTGGTGAAGATTCTAGGTTAGCACAAACATTCACGCAATTTCCGGTAGTTCTACCACATACAGCAACATCAGATTCTATAACTAATAAATTTGCACCATTTAGACCTGGAGTTTCGGTCATTGGTGGAGAAAATGCAGGAGTTAATTATGGGAATATTGAACCTAATATTAAAGATTTTAATTCTACTGCTGCTGGTATTGGCATTGTTAATACCTTACCAGAAATCGATGGCGTCACAAGGCGAGTACCAATGGTTGTTCAATCAAATGGTAATTTGTGGCCAAGTATCAGTTTGGAAACATTGCGAGTTGCCAGCGGAGACCCAAGCTTTCAAGTCAAAGTCAATGAAGGTGCAATCGAAGCGGTCAGAATACCAAAGTTTGGAAAAATCACAACGGATGAATTGGGTAGAATATGGGTCGATTGGTCTAGTAAACCAACCCAACATTCAGCCAGTCAATTACCAAAAGATTTTGGTGGTGCCATTGTTATCGTTGGACTCACAGCAAAAGGACTAACAAATCCAGTAGCAAGTCCAATTGGTGCAATTTACCCACATCATCTACAAGCAGCAGTTTTAGATACAGTTGCTTCTGGTACAAATATATCCAGACCAGACTTTGCAAATGGTTTGGAGTTATTATACACCTTTCTACTTTGTATAATAACACTTTTTTTCACAAGGTATAAACATGGATACATTGCAACGGCAGTTATTGCAGGTGGCACCTATATCGCTTCTGTCCAATTATTTGGTAGATTCGGCCATTTATATGATGTTACGTTCCCTATACTCACCATACTTCTTGTTTACGCTCATGGATACACAGTCAAATTCTTGTCTGAGCTCAAACAAAAACTCCAAATCAAAAAACAATTCGGAACTTACCTCTCTCCTGCCTTGGTGGAAAAGTTGCAGCGAAACCCCGAGTTACTTAAACTTGGTGGAGAATCCAGAGAACTTAGTATTATGTTCACCGATGTTCGAGGCTTTACGACAATTTCAGAACACTACGGAGAAGATGTTCAAGGCTTAACTCAAATTATGAATAGATATATGACCGCTATGACCGCAAAAATATTGGAAAATAACGGCACTTTGGATAAGTATATCGGTGATGCTCAAATGGCTTTTTGGAATGCTCCAGTAGATGATGAATACCATGCAAAGCACGCTGTTAAAACTGCACTTGAAATGATGGGTTCGTTAGATGCGTTCAATGAAGAAATTGCTAAAGAAGGTGTACCAGCTTTTGGTATGGGGCTTGGCATTAACACTGGCACCGTTGTTGTGGGAAATATGGGTTCAGACCAACGATTTGATTATACCTGTCTTGGAGATTCCGTCAACCTTGCCAGCCGATTGGAAGGACAATCCAAACCCTACGGAGTTAAAATCGTCTTGGGAGAAAGGACAGCGGACTTAATCAAGGATGAATATCCTGTTGTTGAGTTGGATTGTATTGCTGTTAAAGGTAAGACCAAAGGTGTTAAGATATTCACACTTGCACCTCCAAATGAATTACATGATACTTGGTTGGATTTGTATTATCGTGGTCAGTGGGGTAAAGCCCATTTCTTAATAACACAATTGAAGAATGTTACACCAGAACTCAGTCAGTATTATGATAATATGGATGAGAGATTGAAAGAAGGAGTTCCATCCGATTGGGACGGAACTTATAGAGCTACTTCGAAGTAGAATCCTTTTTATTGATTTCTTCTTCAGCACTCACACGTTCATGTTCAATAGATTTACCACGAAGGTGTAATACTGTATTTACTTTTTGATTCAATCTAATCAAATCATTATCAAGCATACGAATACGGTCAATCAAAGCAATCAAAACAGTATTTGCTTCTGAAATGACCGGCTTGACTTCTTTAGTTGACCACTCCCAAACATACTTAATGATGTAACCCATTCCAACTGCCATGACAATTGGAAATCCATATTTGTTAATTAATTCTACAACATCCATTAATCTCTCCTCGCATCATTCTTGCCGTCAGCACGTGAGATTCTATCTACATCAGGTTTTAATCCCAAAGCATTTGAAACTACCGTATCAATACGGATTACATCGTGGTTCATCGTTTTAACACGATTGTCTAAAGCAGTAATGATTCCTGCCATGCCTCTAATTGAGCCTAGAACACTTTGAAGCAACAATTTTATAGTCAGGTATACAAAATACCCGCCAGCTAGTGCCACCGCAATTGGAAACCCTAAGTCCCCTATTAATTTAAATATATCCATCGTAAGTCCTTGATTTTATTGAGCTTTTTATCGCTTGCCAATACTGCCTATTTATGATACAATGGATTTTTAGTGGGAGATTATATGAAAATGATGTTGACTGGTGCAGAAATTGTCAAAAATAACGAAAAATACTCAATTTTTTATAAAAATCAGTTAATAATCAATGACTTAGAGAAGGAAGTAGCTGTCGGAATCGCACTTTCCTCTGAAAAACTTGAAATGTTGCGTGGAAACAACAAAAATGACAATATTTTTTATCTAAAAGTTGCCTAAAATCGCATTTTTTGATAAAATAGACAAGTAAATTAAAAAGGAGTTAAATATGGCGTATATGAATCAACAGAAAAAAGCAGTTATCGCTGAAAATCTCAAACCAATTCTAAAAAAATACGGTATTAAAGGCACTTTGTCAGTCCGAAATAATATGTCCATCGCTTTAACTGTAAAATCAGGTAAAATCGATTTTATTAAAAACTTTAACGATACAGTTGCTCAACAGCCAGGAGGCTTTCGCAACGGTTCACGTGCAGAAAAATATTTGAGCGTAAATACTTATTGGTTCCAAGACCATTTTTCAGGCAAAGCAAAAGAATTTTTGGCGGAAGCTAAATCTGCTTTAATGAGTGCCGGATGGTATGATAAATCGGATGCTCAGTATGATTATTTTGATACTGCTTATTATATTGATATTGATATCGGTAAATGGAATAAACCTTATGAGGTAGTATAATGGAATTTAATAAGAAAATACCATTAATTAAATATAGAATATCGAAGGTTGATATTCAGGATTTTGTGAATGAATTACATAATATACAGCTTGAAATGATTGAGCGAGCTGTTGAAAAATCTAATTATAAAGATGCAATTGAATTGATTGATTATATAAAGGCAAAAAAGTGAGCGGTATTTACATATTAAAAACAAAAGAAGGTTACCGTGTGAATTTTACCAAGGATTATGTTTACCTCTTTGGTTCATATAATGATGATACTATGAATTATAACATTAATACCGATATTCTAAAAAAGATTTTCGGTAATTGTGCTGTAATTCCTAATGAAATGATGGCTTTAGAATCTGCCAAAGGTATAAGTAGGTTGCACAATGAAACGGAAGACGGCATTATGATATTGAATTCTTATGCCGATTATACCTTTAAGGACTTATTAGATGGCAAGGCAAACAAGACAGAATGAAATTAAACAGAGAATTCTAGGAACAACGGCAGAGCCGAAATATGAAAAACTAGAATCTCAAAGTGAGGTAGCGGCCGCATTGAATTGGTATCAATCTAATAAAGATGCCAAGGATGCGGCGAAATACATTTCCGATTATGCCAAGAAGAATAAGATTAAAGGCAGATTGGACACCACTAAAGTATTTTCAACAACAGGATTTTTATGCCGTATCGTATCAAACGGCACGATTGTATCGGATGCTTTTAGAGCAACACTAGAGAATAGTTTAAAATCTATTTTCACAATGGAACCTGCCAGAGAGGTCGTGGTTGTGAAAACGACACCAACAGTAACCATCCAAGATAGACTGAATGAAAAAGTCTCCGAAATCATTGGAGAGTTGGAGGGTGCGATTGATGATTTGATTATTAGTAAATTTAAAACAACACCTTCTCCATACGGCATCATGCACGATAAGGCAAAAGGTATGCACGCTACCCGTATCATCGATTGGGCTAAGAAGCGTAGGCAAGAATTCGATGAGGTAATTAATACTGATGATGAACAATTGAAAGAAGGTTATTCCAATTTCACAAAAACAGAATTGAAGAAATTGGTTACATATTGTGATTCTATCATTACTGATGCGATGAAGATTAATGATGAGAGTAAAGCTGGTCGCAAACCTCGCAAGAAAAAATCTAAGACACCGGAACAGTTGGTGGTAAAATTACAGTTCTTAGAATCAAGTGATGAATACAAATTGAAATCTGAAACTCCGAAGAATATCATTGGTGCCACATCATTGTGGGTATTCAATGTTAAAACACGAAAACTCGGTGTATACCATGCCTTAGATAGTCAAGGTTTCGGTGTTAAGGGAACAAGTCTTACCAATTTTAGTGAAATGAAATCGGTACAAAAGACATTAAGAAAACCTGAGGCAATATTACCCGATGTGATAAAGGGCGCCAAAGTTTACCTAAGAAACTGTATGGATTCGGTAAACAGTAAGGCAAGTGGATTGACAGGAAGATTAAATTCTGATACAATCTTAGTTAAGATTATTAAATAGGTGATATTGATGGATTATGATTATGTGAAATATGATGAAATGTTACACCGGCACCTTGATGAGATGTGGCGTGATGAGGAAGCTTTAGAAATTGGTGAGAACATTTCCAATATTTGTGAAATCAAAATTATCTTTGATGGTTATGCTGACCTTGAAACGGAAGATGAGGAAGGTAATTATGTCTATGAAGAAGGTGGTAACAAGAATTTAGAATCTTATGCTATCTTTATTCACAAAGATTCTGGCCAAGAAAACTTTGAATTCCCCGAACATGATATGACACCTTGGGGGTTGATACATCGACCCGAAGAAGAGGTGTGTATTTACGCTTGGTATAATGTTGAAGATGATGAGTGGGAAATTAATGGTCTATATGAAACATCCGACCACAAGATGACCGATGAACAGGTTATGACTATATTAGAAACCTTAGATGAGAGGTATTTCGGTGGGTGATGATAGAAAACTTTATGTGCAAGCTGTATTAGATGGGCAATTACCTGAATCATATATTACCGAAAAAGAAATGAATTTCATTTATCGTGAATTGTGGGAAAAAATGATTGAACCATTATTGCCTCATTATTCATGCGATTTGAATTACAATTAGGACATTATGATTATATTTGACTTTAACCAGATTGCTATTGCAAATCTGATGGAACAAATTGGTTCTTCTAAAGCTCCTGTTGAGGAGAATTTGGTTCGCCACATGGTATTGAATACCATTCGTGCCAATCTTAGGAAGTTTAGAGATTATGGCGAAGTTGTTATTGCTTGCGACAATAAGAGATATTGGCGCCGTGATATCTTTCCTTACTACAAAGCACACCGTAAGAAAAACCGTGAAGATTCTGGACACGACTGGAATTCAATCTTTGAATGTTTGAATAAGGTTCGTGAGGAACTTAAAACTAATTCACCATATAAGGTGATTGATGTTGATGGTGCTGAAGCTGATGATGTGATTGGTGTATTGACTAGAAAGTTCGCATCAACACAAAAAATTATGATTCTATCTAGTGACAAAGACTTTGTTCAGTTGCAGGTAAATCCTAATGTTTCACAGTATTCACCTACAATGAAGAAGGCTATTAAAACTGATGATGCAGGCGCCCAATTAAAACAATTAATTTTAGAAGGTGATAAAGGTGATGGTATTCCTAATATTCTGTCTAACGATTCTACTATCGTGGATGGTATTCGGCAGAAAGCGTTAACAAAAGTTCGTTTGGCAGAGTTGATGAACACAAATCTTGCCACAGATGGCACTGATGAATTGAAACGTAATTGGTCACGCAATAAACAATTAATTGACCTCAATGAGATTCCGCAAACTATTGTGGAAAGTATTATAAGTAGGTACGAAGAAATTAAACCCGCCACTCGGCAGCAGTTTATGAATTATATGATTGCGAACCGTTTGAAAAACTTATTGGAAGTGATTGATGAATTTTAATCGTATGTATCCCGAGATTTTTGATGAATTTCAAAAAGCCCCAACACGCAAGGAAAAGATTGATGTTTTACGAAAGTATGACAATGGTCGCTTGCGTGAATTTTTATTCCTAATGTTTAGTCCTAATGTGGAATTTGATGTTGAGATTCCTAAGACTTACAAAGTTAATCCTGAACCTGTTGGTATGACAATGAGTACCTTGCACCTAGAAGTTACTCGCCTTTATCGATTTGTAAAAGGTCACCCAAAGAAAGCTGCTGGATTAACTGGTGATAAACAGAAAAATCTTTTAATCAATGTATTGGAATCTATTCATAAAGATGAAGCGGAATTGCTTATTAAAGTAATGAAGCGAGATGTTAAGATTCCATATCTAACAGCACAAATTGTTAAAGAAGCTTTTCCAGGTATTAATCTATGAGCATAGTTTTGGTCACAGGTGGTTTTGACCCAATACATTCGGGTCATATTGAATACATCAATCAAGCTAGAAATCTTGGCCGTGTTGTGGTTGGTGTTAATTCGGATGAATGGTTAACTCGTAAAAAAGGTCAACCATTTATGTCCATCGATGAGAGATTAACCATAGTTGGTAATCTAAAAAATGTCCTTTGTGCTATTCGTTTTGATGATGCAGATGGTTCAGCTAAAGATGCAATTAAGAAAGTTAGGGAGATGTTTCCTAGTGAACCTATCATTTTCGCTAATGGTGGTGACCGCACTAAAGAAAATATTCCTGAGATGGACACCGATGTTGATAATGTAGAATTTTTGTTTGGAGTTGGTGGTGAAAACAAAATGAATTCAAGTTCATGGATTCTACAAGAATGGAAAGCACCAAAGACGGAACGTAAATGGGGTTACTATCGTGTTTTACATGAAGTGCCTAACATGAAAGTAAAAGAGCTCACGGTTATGCCTGGTGAATCTTTGAGTATGCAAAAACACCAATACCGAAGTGAGTATTGGATTGTATCTGAAGGACAATGTGTTGTGAATTCTCGTTTAGATAATGGTTATTCTTTACCATCAAAAACTTTAAATAAACATGATGAGTTTAGAATCGCAACAACAGAATGGCACCAGTTGACCAATCCATTTGCCGCACCTTGTCGCATTGTTGAGATACAATATGGTGATAAATGTATTGAAGAGGATATTGAAAGACTATGAGGCCTGACGGAAACGGTAAGGGTGATAAACCAAGACCATATAGTGTTCCTTTAGAGAAGTTTGATAGTAATTGGGACAATATATTCAAAAAGAAAACTGAGAAAGAAAAAGATGAAGGTAGCAATAGTAACACCGACAATCGGCAAACCGGAATTAAATGATGCTTTAAAATCAGTTCAAAACCAAACATATAAAGATATAACTCATTATGTTTTTATTGACGGTATGGAACATGAAGAAAAAATCTGGAAGTTAAACATTACAGAAAAAGTTAAGTTTGTTAGGTTGGATGAAAATGTTGGAAAAGGTTGGTATGGGCACCGTGTATATGCAGCTTGTTCATTTCTTGTTAATGCTGATATCATTGTATATCTTGACGAAGATAATTGGATTGAACCTTGTCACATTGAAAAACTTGTTAATAAAATCAACGAAGGAAATGATTGGGCATATTCGCTCAGAAAGATTTATGGCAAAGATGGAAATTTCTTATGTGAGGACAATTGTGAATCGCTTGGCAAATGGCCTGTATATTTCAACGACCAAACATTTCACATCGATACCAGCTCTTTTGCTATTAAGCG